TGTGGAGTGTAGTAGGTTTTCCAAAAGCAGTAAGGTGCTCTTTGTGGATCAGTAACATATGGAGGAAAAAAGAAATCACCATCAGGAGCAAGTGTCTTTACCTCTGGGGCGTTTACTTGCCTGCGAACAATCGGAAGTTCTGCTACTCCAGTCTTTCTTAGATCACGCAATGCTTTCTTTGCTCGTTTCTTAGTTGTCCCTTCAAAGGTTGCTTGAAGCAAGGTAGTCAGTTCTTCGTCATCCTTCCCGTCTTGTATAGCCGTGGCCACATTAGGGCTAACTTGTGCAATCTGATTAAGATCTAACTGCTGGAGAATACGTCTATCCTCTCTTTGCCATCCTATATAGGTAATCAGTATACCTCGCTCAAGCAAATAATTAGCTCCTAGCTCCATCTCTCTATGGAATCTAGGTATGTACCCGGAGGATACCATCCACTTTAAAAACCCAGAAACTATACGACTACGAGCAATATCTCCACTTTCTACTGGGAATGCTCTGACGTTGGCACGGTTTAATGATGCCATAAATAAAGATACTAACCGAGTAATTCTTTCATCAATCAGGTGACACTCCATGTCTGATGCACCCTCCCAAGGAAAGGCATCTGCTCCATGCTTTCTGTGATCACGACTCTTGCCTGGCCAGAAGTTTCTGCGATCATCATAAGATGTGCGACAGAGATCAAAGTATGCTTCTAACTCTACAACTGTTTGGTCGTAGGCTAGGCGTAAAGTTGTAATATCTGGCTCGTCCTGTAGATAAGTCAGAGACTCAGAAACATTATCAGTTATCATTATTTGAGATTAATCTTTTTTGCACGGATTTTAATAACCGTATAACATGGGTCGATGATACGCCTATTGTATCACATAGCTCTTCATTTGTCATAGCAACAGATGTTTCATGTAAAACATATCTACGCAATATTTCCCAAGCAGATAATCTGTCTACCTGTTCCTTGCACCACTCTCGGTTCAGAGTGATGTCATCCTCCCTTTCTGACGTATCTATAGGTTGTTCCTTTATCATCCTCGATTGCCTCAAAAGTTACTTGTTTGCCGATTAGTTTACCTTGCCACTTTCTAGGAATAAGCATAGGCACTTTCTTCCCTAGTTCTTTATTATGAACATAATTAAACTTTGGATTAGGACATTCGTACAAAACAATACCCGAGTAATGCTTAGGTATGATTTCCTCTATCATAAATGAATCCTCAAGAATGGCTGTACCCTCCTCGCTTACCCAAGTATTTCTACCCTTTCCTGTTAGTGAACCTTCCGGCAACTTCTCTACAGCTATACGCATAGCCTCGTCAAAGTCTACTTCTTGTTCTTCTGATATTTTTGCTAGTCTCTTCTTAGCCATTAATAACCTCCCTCTGATCTTCTTGTTGTTGTCATTGAGGTATCAGAAACGTAGTCTGGTCCATAGCCGTCATTTATCATTCGTAAATAACGTAGAAGGTCAATCCAGTCCTTCAATGGTTCGTCTACCTTTCCTCTGTGTCCCCAGTTAATTAAACTTTGTATTAAGTTGCCACACGATGAATGTATTTTTAAAATTGGTCTGTTAGCATCATCTATCTCTGCATCCGGGTTGTATCGCATCCATTCGTCTAGCCCAGATAATCCTGTCTCGATGTCTGACCCACTCGACGGAATAAAGTACATACCCCTAACTGCAAAACTCTCAAACAGGTCTGTATTATTTTCATTCTCTCTAGCAAAGAAACGAGAGTCACCTATACGCTCATATATCTCCACCCCTAAATCGCTCTCTATGTCTAGGA